GGTGATGTAGCTGGGTGCCCTGCCGATCCGAGCCGCAAAGGCGCTCTTTGACAGGTACATTGGTTCTGTCATAAGCCCTCCTTTTCAACGGCTTTTCAATGCAAACCTTTCAATTTCAATGGATTGAATTTCAGTAAGCTGGCAACCCTGCCGCTAACAACTTCCCGCGGGTTTCCGACCCCGTACCCCCCGAATAACCCCAGGGTCCCCGGCAGTTTTCGGCGCCCCAGACCGGTGCATCACCCCTGCTCACCACCTGCAGGTGGCACTTCGCAAACGCCCAATCGCTTGGCGGCCCAGCGTTCGTACAACCCAATGGCAACATCGGCACCCGCCATTGCGGTCAGGCAACCCAAGCTGCCGGCCGTCCAGATCGTCATACCAGCGCCGATCATCAGCATCATCGCTGACACTCCGCAGACAATGCAGGCACCGGACCGAAGCGCCAGGCGCCGCAACAATGCCCAGCCCCGCGCCCCGTCCTTATCGGCTCGCCACATCTCACCCGATACACCGCCTACCAAGGCCAGGACGATCACTAACCAGATCGGCATCTCTGCCAGCGCTTGCTGCTCGTTCGTCATCGCCCTACTCCATAAACGCAAAAGCCCGGCGTAATGGCCGGGTTTGGTGTGTGGTGCGTGCCGCTCTCTGCGGTCGCACCTATCGAAGATGACTACTTTTTACAGGTCGAATTTACTGGCAGCAACCTCACTTTAATGCCACCCGGTGAATATGTGGGTAACGCACGGTGAACGCCTAGGCAATGTCGGTGAATACACCACCTCGGCTATCAGTTGCTGTGGCGTTGTCCCATATGTCCCACCTTTCATAATCGAAGTGGGACAGCTGAGAGTGCCTAAATTCGGGGCGTCGCCCCACTGTCCTACTTTTCTATCTTCTTTCTCGTGTGAAGAAAGGAATTGAATAACACGCGTGCGCGCCACGGGCGCGTGCTGGTACCCGCTTCGCTCACATGGGCGGGAGACACCAACAGGCGGGACAGTGGGACAGCCCAGCAACGACGCGGCCCGCGCTTGTCCCACTACGTTAAAACGCAGTGGGACAAGGCGGGCCAGTGGGATAACAACTGCCGGAGTCATGCCTGGGGTCACGCAGCTTTCCCCATCAACATGCCGGCAATGTACTCATGAGCCTCATGCAAGCGCTCGTAATAGGTTTTACGGCAGCAGCCGCAATGCGTGATTTTCTGCGACAAGAAGCTCTCATGATTGCAGTAGTGCTCCCACACCACCACCGACAACTGCGGTGGCAGGTGCTTGTTTACGATCAGTTCAATGTCTGCCGATTCATCCAGCAGCACCCGGCTGCCGCGAGTACCCCGAATCAGCTCCCCTTTGCACTCCATCAACATGGCGATCATGTTGCCGCCGCTCGCCCCACCGAAGGACGTGGTCATCGGCGAGTGCAGATCCTCGGCCCAAAGTTTGAGCATTTCATCAATTCGCTTAATCACCGAAGCATGGCTCCTCAATCGGTTCCACCTTCAACGCCGAAGCGCCGCCCCATCCTGCGGGTTTCTTGTAAGCCCACGGGCGCTGCCCACTCTTTGCCAAAGCCGGCATACGTGTTCGCCGCCAACCGAGACGATGCATGATTGCCCCGACGCGCATTTGTTCTGGCTTGCCCCAGTGACCAAAGTCGAGCTTCAGCGCATTGCTCAGTACTTCACTGCCTGAGGTGGTTTCACCGATCTGCGACTCCTCCAACCATGTCAGGATTGGCCCTTCCCATTCGTCCACAACAAAGCGCTCGTCCTGTGCCTCGGCGAACATTGGTGCTTCACCTGGCGTTACCCACCAGATGTCGCCCGCCTCATAACAGAACATCGCTTCAGCCCAGAGCTGGTCGCGAATCTCGCGCAGTTTTTCCAGATCAACCTTGGTACAGGCCACCGGCCAATAACGCCGGTTGCCGGTGGCGTCCTTGAGGTACTCGTCCTGGTTGGTCGTACCCACGAACACACACTGGCGCGGCACGTCGTTCGTTCTGCGGCCGTAGCTCTCGCGGTACGTATCGGTCGACGCCGAGAAGAACTGCTTAGCCTTGGTGCTTTCAGCCTTGTTGAAGCTGTCCAGCTCCCCCAGCTCGACAATCCATTTGCCGCGAATCGCCTGAAACCCGTCCTTGTCACCCAAAGCGAAAGGCGTATCCATAAACCACTCACCGCCAAGGATGCTCATCGCTGTCGACTTACCAGCCCCCTGCGCGCCCTCAAGAATCATCACCGAGTCAGCCTTGCAGCCGGGCTTCATCACCCGTCCCACCGCCGACAACATCCAACGCTTACCGACCTTGGCCGAGTAGTCGCTGGCTTGAACGCCCATGACATCAGTGAGCCAACTTTCCAGCCGAGGCACCCGGTCCCATTCGAGCTTGTGCAGATACTCCCGCACCGGATGAAACGCATGATCATGCGCGACAACGCTCACCGCCTCGATCACCTGAGTCGACTTAACCCGCAGGTTGTATTGCTGTGCGAGCCACTTCATCACCCGCACATCATCGATGTCGGCCCAGTCGCCCGTACCGCCGCCATAAGGTGCAGAACGCAACTTGACGATCTTCGAACTGAAGGCGCTGTAAGTGATCACACCGGCCCAGCGTTCATCGTTACCAAGAATCAGCTCGACGTTCTGCATGTGCGCGATCAGGGCGCCGCTTTCGGTGCGAGCCAACTGGTCTTTCCACCCACCCGCAGCCGGTGGCTTGACCACCGCCAGTACCTGACGCCGGACCGCATCCAAACCCTCTGCAATGTGCAGATCGTTGAAGTCTGTCCACTTGTCCTCCCGCTCACCGGAGAAGATCGGTGCGACCACCTGGCCCCCGACGATCAGTGCCGCGTTGTTGGCTTTCTCTTCACCCGGGTTCCAAGCATCACCATTCGGGCGCTTGGTCTTCCAGTCATCATCCCGGCAGACAATCAATGGGCAACCCGGAAAGCGCTCGCGCATGGCTTTGCAGACCACCAGCAAGTTGCCCGCATCAAACGCGATGGCCACCGTCAGCGAGGTCGCCATATGCAGGCTCGCGCCCGTGGCGTAACCCTCACATACCAGCACCGGTTCGCCCGGTTCCGGATGCGGCCCGACCAGGTGAAAGGCGCCCTCTTTCGACATCCCGTAAGGCCAGTAGGACTTATTCCGCCCCGTATTTTCCTGCTTGGTTGGAAAGACCACTTGCAGGCCAATAATCTGGTCCCGCACGTTGCACATAGGCACCAAAAACGCGCCGGAGCGCGGTGCATAACGAACGCCGAGACCGACGATCTGCTTTCGATCCAGATAATCGCTACGGCCCTTTTCCGGCATGCGTTTGAACATCGCCGCCGCTCGGTTCGCCGCTCGGCGTGCCGCATTGGCCGCTATCTCGGTAGCGCGACGTTTGGCGTCCTCCTGGCGAGCGCGCATAACCTCGCGCTCCTCAAGCGACAGCCGCCCCGCTTTAACCTTGACCTTCTGCGTTTCACCCGAACGCCAGTCACCGAAACTGCCGAAAATCAGCGTCTCATTTTTCTCGGTGCGGTGTTCATGGACGACATACCAACCGTTCTTTTCCTTGCCCTTATCCTGCGACGTTTTGCACCGCGTCAGCTTGCCGAAAATGAGCGGCTGATCCGGCTCAAGGCCGTAGTCTGCGAATTGACCCATTACCTCATCGAGCATGGCGGGCCTCCCGAGATTCTTCGATTGATTGGCAAGGCACACAATACGAACAACCGGGCTGTGCTACGCGGCGGTCTTCCGGTATTGGATCATCGCAACCTTCGCAGAACAGGAATGAATGCGCCGCCAAAGCAGGCTTGGCGGCGTTACGTGCGGCAAGAGCCTGATCAAGACGCTCCTGCACCAGGTCATTTGCAAAGTCGGCAATATCAGCCACGGTCGACACCCCGCGTTGTTTGATTAACGTAGGTGGCGCGGTTGAACATCCCCAGCAGCCCTTGAATACCGCGAAATACCTGCAGGCGGATCGCGGCCAGTTCGTGATCCGTCACCACGCCGTCGCCAATACTCTTGGCCCATGTCTCTGCCAAGTCCGCCACTTGCCGAAAATACTCAGCAATGCCGGTGGTTAAGGTTTCAGGCATGTCGTTGGTGTAGGCCTCAGCCAATTCCTGCCAAGTCGTGTCCCCGACCAGCGCGTGCACAGCATCGAGAATGCGGCGGTCCTTGGTCAACTCCAGGATCTCGCCGAATTCCTGAATGTTCACGGTGTGGCTGGGATGGGTTGGAGAAAGCTTGTGCTGCAGCGTGGTGGCGTTTCTGCCGGTGGTGGCGGCAATTGCAGCGGCGCCACCGGGATAGTCCCGAGCAGCATGGTAAAGCGCGAGATCGAGCGGCAGGATTTCCCGCTGCGCCCGTTCTACAGAACTCAGAGCGATTCGGCTCATGGCATTAATCCTTAAGGTTGCCAGTGCCGCGCGACATGCAGTGGTGATACATTTGCCGCGTGGCTTGAAAGGGCCCAAACGCCGGATAGATCTTCAGGATCAACACCGGCACCGTGCCGAGGCGAACGATCCGTCGTTCACCTCTGGCGCAACAGCTGCCCAATCTGTGGTGGAAAAGGCAGCAACACCAAGGCATCCGTGCCTTGGAAAGCGCAGTAAAGAGAGGTGGTTAGCATGTGGTGTGCCCGCCTATCTTTATCGCGACCCGGCAGCGCTGTGGTGGTGCGTGCCGGGAGGAACTGGGCGGCCCTTGGGTCGCCTTTTTTCTAACTACGCAGCTTTGCAAGTTGGAGTCGTTTCGGTCACACCGAAATGATTGAGCACCTCGGCAAGCGAAACACAACCTTCACTCTCACGAGCTAATGACTTGATCAAAGATACGCTTGGATCTTTGCTCGCGTATTTGACGTGAAGACGCAGGTAGCTCACAGCGATATGGCAACGCTTGGCGTAAGCCATTAGCGCCTCGGAATCCAAATGGTTGATGTAATCACGTAGCTTCATGGATGGTACCTCCCGAGCAGCAAATTAACCTTTAGGGTTATTTTTTGCAATACCTTACAGGACATTCACCCACAAGGTTAATCCAGCCAGAATCGGCGTATGAAAATTTCAGATACCCGCCTACAAAATTTCCGAAGAGTCCTGGCAGAGAAAAAACTCCGCTTGACTGACATCGCCGAGCTACTGAGTAAAGCGCCTGCGCAGGTTAGTGCTTTCGGCGGAAAGAACCCGACAAAGGGCATCGGCGATCAGATTGCACGCGAGATTGAGAAAGCACTGCACCTTCATGACGGATATCTCGATATGCCGTATGGGCTTGGCGAATTCAACAATGCAACGGTTCTAAGTCACACAGGACGTAAATTACCGGTAATGGGATCAATTGCTGCTGGGGCTTGGTGCGAAACTGATGTCATCTTCGATCCGCGGGATGCGGAAGAATGGATTGACGCACCAGGTCCCGTAGGGCCTCGGGCATTTATCCTTCGCGTTGAAGGCATGAGCATGGAGCCAAAATTTGTGGAGGGCGACAAAATTGTGATCGACCCTGCGTTGGAGGCTCTACCTGGCCACTTTGTTGCTGCCAAAAGAACGAGAGATCAAGCCGCAACGCTTAAGCAATTGAAACAAGAGGGAAATGAACAGTATCTATACGCACTAAATCCAGACTGGCCTGAGAGAATCATTCGGATGACTGAAGAGTGGAGTATCTGTGGGCGAGCCCGCTGGAAAATTTCAGACTTGTAACCCTATAAAAATCCAGCTTCAGAAAGGGATATCAAATGAAGTACAAAACCAGTGATGTTTTCGGCGTACGCAGCCAACTAATAGAATCTTATATAGAAAGACCTAGCGTAGACGAATTATTCAGCGCAGCACTAGAGGAAAAGAATCAAGTAATAGTGTATGGATCTTCAAAACAGGGAAAGACATCACTAACTCTTAAACATCTTAAGCAAGATGAATATGTAAAAGTAGAGTGCTCCCCACAAACACAAGCTATCGATATTTACCGATCAATTCTCAGACAATCAAACATCACATATTTTGAAAGCGACACTCAAGGCCTTAGCTTCGAGACTGCATCCAATATCAATGCTGGAGTAAAGGTAAAGGTCCCCTTCGTTGGTGAAGCAACGCTAGGTGCTGGAACCGCGGACAAAACAACTCAGTCCAACTCTTCAAAAGAGCTTTATATCGAGTACAACTTAGAGCTCGCACAGGACGTCTCAGAGCTTCTAAGAAAGAAAGAAATTGAAAAATTTATCGTCCTTGAAAACTTTCACTACCTGTCCCTTGAGGTGCAAGAACGCCTAGCCTACGACCTCCGTGTATTTCAAGACCTTGGTGTGATTTTTATTGTACTAGGCATATGGCGCGAGGCGAATCGATTAGTACAATTCAATGGCGACCTATTAGATCGCGTTACTGAAGTACCAGTAGAGCCTTGGCTGAATGAAGACTTTGCAAAAGTAATAGAAAAAGGATCAAAGTTACTAAACGCCGACTTTTCAAATATTCAAGAGATCCTCATCAAATCTTCATTCGACAGTGTTGGTGTTGTACAAGAACTTTGCAAACAGTGCTGCATGGCGGCTGGCCTCACCGAAACAGCGGACACAACGGTAATTATAACAAGTGATCACCTAGCAGCTGCACTCGCTACCAAAGCAGGTGAGTACGGAGGTCGCCATATTCGAAATTTTGAATCATTTGTCGACATTGCACGAAAAACCAGCAATCAGAGCGGAAAGCCATCCTTAGCATTTCCATTTTATTTTATACACTTATTGCTAAAAACAGACCTAGAAAATATTGAACAGGGACTATCGCGTTCTACACTATTAGAAGGAATTCGTAGAGTTCACCACAGGCCAGATGATGTACGCTCGGGCGACCTCGGCGCATTTCTTCATAATATTACCCAACACCAGATCAACAAACGAATTCAACCTCCCTTCGTAGATTATGATCGTGGTAGTAAGCTACTTAAAATAATCGACTCTTCACTGTATTTCTTCTTAAGGCATTGCGATCGAGACGCCATTTTGGCTGATATTCCTCATCCGACATTGGATTTTTCAGATGACCTGCTTACAGGCCTAGATGGGCCGGAACCTGCAACCTCATGAAGTCGATGGCAGATCTCTTGAAATTAACCCCAAAGGTTATTTTTTGTTGACATGATTTACCCGTAAGGTTAAATATCGCCTCACTCTTCCACCACAGAGCGAGGCAACACATGCACACCACAGCAACCCTGCACGTCCATCCGGCCGCTGCTGACCCGTTCCGCATCTTTGAAATCCGTCGCCTGGCCCGAGAATGCGGCTGCACTTTTGTCACCACCAAACCAAAGCAGAAAGGTCGCACCGCCCCCGCTCCGTTCGAACCGAACGGCGGAGGGTATGCAGCATGAGCAAATACAAGCTAGACAACCGCACCCTCCAACTGCTCAACGCCCAAGTCAACCTGAGCGAGACCTTCAACCACATTCTAAGGTCGACGCCAAAGCGCGAAGCTCTGTCGTTCCGCCTGAAAGTTGAGCGCAACACATCCGATACGCTTTTCACCGTTGAACTGGGCAGTGAACGCCACACGCTGACCTTAAAGAACGAAAAAAAGATGCACCTCAAGCTGGCCAACTTCATCGAAGAGATCGTCAACGGCCCGTTCGATGCCAGCAATGCCGCCGACCAATTGAACCCACCCCACGCAAGCCGGCAATACTCTCGCTTCGATATCGAGCACAAGCAGCGGGTATTCGAGCTGGTGCGCACGGGTGGTGTAGTGAGTCTCGACATGGGATTTGAGCTGCCCATTCACGTCGCCATCCACCGCACCAAAACCCGCCCCGGCGTCACCACCATCATGAGCATCGGCGTAAAGAGGCCGCGCACCAAATGCTTCACCGTGTGCGGCAGCGACGTCGAGATCTACAAGCAAGTGTCCGAGTCCATCAACCACCTGGCTGCGGCAGCAACACCCGCCGCGCACGCTGCTTGAGGGGCATGTCATGGAACGCACACTCGCCCAAGCCGCGAAGCACCTCGGCATGACTCGGCCCAAGTTGATCGACCTTATGCGGAATAAAGGCCTGCTCAATAACCGGAACCTGCCCGCCTACCCAACCCGTGATCGCGAGTACCTGCGGGTCAAGGACAGCAACTGGTATCACGAAACCGCCGGCATGCAGTACAGCCAATCAACTCGCGTCAAACAACTCGGCATCCGCTGGCTGGCCAATCAACTGGGGCTGGATCTACCCGCCATCCCGGTAAACAACCGTGACGTGGCCTAGGGAATACGCTCGCCAGATCGTCGCCATGCGCACACGCGAGGAGC